GCTCTCATCGGTCTCCGCAAGCAGGCAGAAGACGCCATCAACCCGGCTCAGATCTCTGGCGGCGGTGCGGCAACTCCTCCCCAGTCGTCTGCCTCGGGTGAGCCTGGCGGTCAGCCTGTCGCCGGCGGCTACGGCAGCCAGACCTCGATGATCTCCTCGAACGAGGCGGCCATCAACCTCAAGCGCAACTCGGCTTACAGCCTCCGCAAAGCGGAGCTGGGCAAGTACTTCAACGAGCCTGCTCTCACGCAGGCCACCGACACCACGCTGCAGCAGGCGTTCGCCCACTCGGGAGAGGCTGGCCACAAGCTCGCCTCTGACCAGACGGCGCAAGCGGCAGCCCAGATGCTTCTCCAGAAGATCGCCTCCGAGGCGGACAAAGAGACGCGCAAAGATTCGCCCAGGCGCGAGAAGAACGCCTTCGACGGCGGGGAGTGCTGAACATGAACAAGCTGAGCAGCGCGCAGGTCCAGGACCTCCTCACCAAGAGCGCTTCCGCGATCACCCAACTCGCCGGGGAAAGGGACTTCTGGAAGAAGGAAGCCCAGGCCCGCATGCGTCACGAAGAGGCCGAGAAGGTCGCTTCGGCGATGCACGAGAAGGGCATCCAGTCGGATGTCCCCTACGAGAGCCTAGTCGCCCAGATGGAGAAGGCGGCCGAGGAGGGCAAGCTCGAGAAGATCGCTGCGGCGGTTGATCTCGTGGGCCCGAACATGGGCGAGAAGATCGGCCATCTGGTCGGCGGTAACAACGACACGCAGGCGCCCGAAGGGGCGTCCGACTTCATTCGGTTCCTTCACGGAACCATCGGCTTACGGCTCGAAGCCAAGCCTAGTTCAACAGGAGAGATACTATGTCCACTGTCCAGAGGGTCAACTTCGAGCCTGTGACTGACGTCAACCTGGCTCACCGTCGTGACTGGATGCTCGCTGATGCGACGCTGGTCAACCCCATGAACGCCCTTTGCCTTGTCGACGGCGAATGGCTCACACTCGACTCGACTCCGGGTACTTCGCAGGGCAAGGCCAAGCGCGCCACCGACGTCACCGTTGCTGACGCCCTGGCCACTGTCATCGCGATGCCCCTGTGGGCTGAGCGTGGTCGGTACGACATCCAGGCGTCGGCCGAGAAGAAGGTTCCCGTGCTGATGCTCGGTCAGTACGAGTGGAACACCCGCATCTACGATGCGTCGAGCGCGGCTGGTGGCGCTGCCATCACCACGCTGTTCCAGCCGCTGCGCGTGTGCACCATCACGCTCGCTCTGGCCGAGGGCGGCACGCGCAAGTTCTCGGGCCTCGTCGGCTCGAGCTACGCGAGCAACGGCCCGGTCGTCGGATACGTCACCAAGCTGCCCTCGAGCGGTCAGCTGCGTTTCATGCAGGGTTGGGCCGTCCGTAACGGCACGACCTGAGCTGCCAGAAGAAGAAGGACAAGGAGAACTAATATGGTCCCCGCACGAGTTCTGAATGAGCTCTTCACGGCGAAGCTCGGGTCGGCTGAAGGTCGCGAGAAGGTGGCGGAGTACGGCGGTTCGTACATCCGTGACCGTCTGCGCGAAGTCAGCTACGCCCGCAAGGTTCTGCCGCCGGAGCAGGTCACCCGCACGGACTGTCAGCGGTCCGTCAACCATGACACCCTGGTGAAGATCGTGGACGTCGAGCCCCGCTCGCGTGCCATGAGCATCAGCTTCCGTGGCCAGCCCACGGCACGGTTCATCCGTGGTCCGAAGGCAGAGATTGCCTTCTTCACGATCGCCTCGGAGGTCTTCCAGAAGACCGAGCAGGAGCTGCTCGCCTACGAGATGCCGATCACGAAGATCATCGAGGAGAACTCGGTGAAGGACATCCAGGAGATCGAGGACCGCGAGTTCACGATCCACATCGAGGCGGCTTGCCAAGCGCTTCAGACCGAGGCCAACGGTGGTACCCCCACTGCCCTCAACTACACCAGCACGAACGCTGGCACCGTTGCCGAGTTCTCGATCCGCAAGGGTGAGCTCGCGCGTACGGCTGGTGCCAACAACGCGGTGGTTCGCCCCGTGCAGCGCCCCGACATCGTGAACCTGTTCAAGATGCTCGACGGCAACCGCCTGCGGGCTGAGCGTCTGCTGATGACGGAGACCGACTGGGACGATCTCCTGCAGTGGACGGTCGAGGACTTCGGCGATCGTCTGCAGTCGGAGACCACGGTCGATGGCTACAAGTACAACACGCTGCTCGGCCGTGCGTACATCCGCACGATCAAGACGGACATCCTCCGTCCGGGCAACATCTACTGCTTCACCAAGCCTGAGTTCTTCGGGAAGTTCTACGTGTTGAACAACACGAAGTTCTACATCGACAAGATCGCGAACGTCATCACGTTCCAGGCCTGGGAAGACATCGGCATGGGCGTGATCAACATCGCGGCCGTCCGCAAGCTCGAGCTGTACTCGGGCGATGCGAACCCCGTGACGGACAGCAACTCGCTGCTGCAGAACTTCATCCCGGTCTCCGAGGATGCGATCGGCGCCGTGAACAACAAGGTCGAGCAGGGCCTGCGGTTCCCGCAGATCACGACCTACTGAGTCTGGTAGGCTGGTCCTAGCCAGGACGAAGGGCGCCGGTGCCGGGTGGTGCCGGCGCCCTTTGGCTTTCAGGAGACAAAACTCATGGATCTACTTCTGCATAATGCTTCCAGGTCGATTGCTAACCGCAACCTCCGGGCAGCGCGTGCCTCCCACCAGGGTCTCTGTATCTACGTCCTCAACGCCAACCACCGGCTCATCCGTGGCAGGCCGCTGAAGCTCAACGAGGAGATGCTTCTCACTCACCTCGAGGAGATCCGCGCCGGCGTGAAGAGTGGGACACTCGAGGTCACGACCCTCGACCTTCGCCCCTTCGATGTCGAGACACTCGAAGCCAGCCCTTCTGTCGAGCCCAAGGCTCCCGACATGAAGGTCGACTGCGTCCAGAACGATCCTGTTCTGCCCACGCTCAAGGGCCCTCTGCTCCAAGACGAGCCGGTACCCTTCGACTTCTCGATGCCCGTGGCTCCTCCGGATGCTGCGATCGACGTTCCCATCGACTTCCCGTCCGAGAGGACGACGAACGACCTGCCCAAGCATCACCAGGGTAAGAAGAACCGGTGAAGATCTTCAACCTGACGGACGTCGAGACGCCCGCGCTCAAGGAGCGAGGCCTGTCGAACCAGCCCATCATCGTTCACCGCTGGGTCATCAACCCAGGGGAGGGCTGTGAGGTGCAGGACTCCGACCAGGTCCGAAGAGCTCTTCGTGGGTACGTGAAGGACGGCATGGCCTCGGTCAACGTCCTTCCACCGAGCTACGTGGTGAAGAAGGAACAGAAGAAGAGGGGCTGACATGGAGACGCTTCAGGGCATCCCGGGGATGAGTGCGATGTCGCGGGCCTTCATTCAGATGACCCGCAACTACCTTCGAGACTTCCCTGAGCTCAATCGGCTCACAGCGGGTGTCGAGAACACAGACAGGCAGATTGCCTGGGCCATTCTCGATGCCCTCAGTGACTTCAATGGCACGCCCCCCTTCCTGGGAACCACTTCCTTGGAAGGGATGCTGGGGATGAACCAGCAGGCCCTTCTTCTGCGCATGACCTGCTGCTCTCTCATCGAGAGCGTGGGTCTTCTGCAGACTCGCAACCAGATCAACTACACGAACGGCAACATCACCGTCGGGGTCAACGACAAGACGCCTCAACTGATGGGATGGTTGCAGAAGTTCCAGTCTACGACAGAGCAGATGAAGCTGAAGGTCAAGGTGGCCATGAACATTGGTGCCATGTTCAACTCGGCCTATTCTGGCGTTCACTCTGAGTACTGGTCAACGAACCAGAGCTACGCGAGCTTTGGTTACTGAGGACAAGCCATGCTGAAGATCTACAAGTTCCAGTCGATCGCCGAGATGGAGCTGCACCTGAACGGCGCCATCGTTGGAGCCCAGGTCGGCAGCGCTGGCCTGGCCGGGCTCGTTGGCCTGACGGCCACCTTCACGACCCCCGCCGGCTCGGTGACCTTCCTTCCAAGCACCAGCGGCGACAGCATTCTTCCCTTTGGGGAGATCAAAGCGCAGATCGAAGCGGCTGTTGCTGGCCTGAATGTCTCTCTCATCCATGGACGTCTGGTCATCAGGGAGGCGGTTCCTACCAACGGGGTCGACATCGGGTCAGCTGTAGCTGAACCAGCTCGCGCCTACCTCGGCTTCGATGGTGCAGCAGATGGGCATGTGGTGGGGCTGGTCTACGGCAACGCCTATGTGGCTCCTGCTGCCCCCTTCCTGGTGCAGGCTTACACGACCCCCGACAACGCCCACGTGGCCATCTGCCAGGAGTGATCGATGACCTTCGACGACATGTTCTCCAAAGGACTGCCTCTCGAAGAAGCAGCCGCTTACTTCTTGATGGTCAAGCAGGCAGCCCCTGCCTACGCAGAGAAGGTTCTGCCTGGCACAGAGGGCTACCACTCCGAGCGCATGCTGCAGATGCTCAACGGTCTGCCGGCCAAGACGTACACCCCTGAGGGTGTCGACTACACCACGCAGCTCGGAACCAAGCTCGCCTCAGATGAGGAGTACGAGACTGGCAAGCGCCGGGCTACGGCTTCTCTTGCGGCCAAGTTCGAGCACCACGACCACACTCGGGCCGAACGTGCGCTCGAGATGGTGGGTCGTCTGGGTGGGGGCGCCGGTGCTGGCTACGCAGCTCACAAGCATGGCAAGGGCGGAGCCCTGTCGACGGTAGCCGCAGCGGCTCTTGGTCAGCACCTTGGTGGTAAGGCCGGCAAGGACGTGGGCGGTGAAGCAGATGCCTACGCCTACAAGAAGAACCACGAGAAGGCGTCAGCGATGCTCAAGCGCGCCTTCGACGAGCTCACCGGCGGTGCCCAGGGCGACATCAGCCAGTACCTCGCTGCTGAGCAGGCTGGTTCGGACGGGGCTGAGCAGGCTCAAAGCGAGTTCTACAAGGAGAAGTTCCAGCAGGCCTCGCAGGAAGCTCAGTCCAAGGACCAGCAGATCCAAGGCATGCAGCAGCAGCTCGACCAGGTGACGCAGCAGAGCCAGCAGCTGCAGCAGACCGTCGACAGCAGCATGCAGCAGGCTCAGCAGGTTCAGCAGCAGGCCATGCAGTCGGCTCAAGCAGCGCAGGCCGCTGCTACGTCGGCCATGCAGCGCACACTCGCTTCTTCCAACGAGCTCATTCAGCAGCAGGGCCTCACCGCCCAGATGCGTGACTCGATGCAGGCCATGCGGCAGTCGCTCATGCAGCTGGCTCAGCAGCCTCCCCCTCCAGCCACGACCCAGGAAGCTGGCGTGGAGTCAGGGGCTCAGGACCAGCAAGCCCCGGCGGATGCAGCAGCGCAGCCTCCTCAGAACCCATCGCAAGGTGGGCCACCCCCTGAAGGTGCGCCACCTGGTGGGGCTCCGCCGGCGGCGGCACCTCCTGCAGAAGCACCGCCACAGGATGCTTCTCAAGGTCAGCCCCCCGCAGCGCCTCCTCCAGCAGCTCCCCCAGGTGGTGAGCAGAAGATGGGCAGCGTCTCGAAGGAGCAGTTGCTTGGGGGTGCCTTGGGTGCTCTTGCCGGTGGTGGGCTTGGTTACGCCCAGCAGTTCAGCGGTGGTGATGACCTGAAGAACAAGGTCAAAGGTCTCGAAAGCAAGGGTGATAGTCGGTCGTTTGCCGAGTCTCTGAGTCTTGCCCAGTCAAAGGCGAGGCTTGGGATGGCGGACTTCTCGAAGCAGCACCCTGGTGCTTCGACGGCCATTGGTGCTGGAATGGGCGCGGTTAGTGGGGCTGCCGGAGGTCACTTCGGCAAAGACGTCATGAACATCCTGGGTCGCGGAAAGAAGTGAGGGCGAGATGCTGAACGAGTTCCTGAAGGTCGCATACGACCAAAGCATGCAGGCCGGGCAGGACGAGCAGATCGTCTCGCTCATCAAGCGGCTCCCAGTGGGCACCCTCGAGAAGATCGCTTCAGGGCAGCTGAAGCTCTCGTCGATGCTCAACTGCGACTCTGGTAGTGGCAGCCACGAGTGGATCGAGAAGTTCAAGGACACGCCTCTCTTCGAGGAGGCCATTGCGCTCGAGCGTCAGGAGCTCGAGGCGGACGTGGCTGACCTGCAGAAGAGGCAGATGGAAGACACTCAGTCTCACTGGAAGACGATGGACAGCCTTCGTCTCCAGAAGAAGATGCTCGATCTCAAGCTCATGGAGATGGAGTCGGGTGGTGGTGAAGGCGGTGAAGATCCCGGCGGGCCTCCGCCGCCAGACCAGGGTGCTCCGCCCCCGCCCCCTCCGGCCGGTGACCCAGGCATGTCTGCCAACCCGAAGATCGCCCACATCCTTGCAGGGATGGACAAGGTCTCCTTCGGTTTCGGTGGAGCCAGCTTCGGTAGCCGCGTAGGCGGCATGGGGGGTCGCGGAGGCTTTACGGGTAGGGGCGTTGCAAAGGCAGCTCCGGCAGCAGCTCCTGCTGCAGCCGCGGCAGCTCCGGCATCACGGACAGCTCCCTTCCAACCCGCCAACAGTGCGCTCGACCACGCCAAGTCGGTCTTCAACGTCTCCCCTCAGCAGTTTCAAGCGAAGATAGACAGCCACTACACCAAGCAGATGGACAGCACCATGGGTCGGTTGGGGGCTGCTCCTCAGCCTCGCAGTCCTGATGCTCTTCATAACGCCCCGTCTTCTCCGGCGGCTAGCCACCCTGCGGCTGCGAGCTTCTTCGGTGGCGGCGGGGGTCCGGCACCGGCACCTCACCCCGCAGCAGCAAGCTTCTTCGGTGGTGGCGGTGCTCCTGCACCGGCCGCAGCACCTGCACGCCCAGCTCCTCAGCAAGGCATGCTGCAGGGTGCGGGTCAGGCAGTCGCCGGCGCAGCAAAGGGCCTGTGGGGCCGAGCTCGTCAGGCGATGACCGGGGCGATGGGCGGAATGATGGGCGGCGTTCCGCAGATGGCCAAGGCCAGCATGGCGCTGAACATGGTGAGCCGTGAGAAGTTCGCATCGGCTGACCAGATGGGCCGGATGATGGCCCGCAGCGACATGGCGAAGATGGCCCTCGACATGGCCACTGTGCGAGGAGTCGCTGGTGGTTTGGGTAAGGGTCTGCTGAAGAACAAGCCGGCCCTCATCGGGGCGGCTGTTGGTGCTGCAGGCGGGGCAGCTGAAGGCATGTCGGGTCCTGATGGCAGCGTGGGCAAGGCGATCGGTCACGGCCTGCTTGGTGGTGCAGCTGGTGGTGCCATCGGCCTGGGCGGGCACATCGCGCATGACGCCCGCCGGATTGCGAAGAAGGCCCCTGGCTTGAGCGTGGCTGAGGCTCTCAAGGCAGGCGTGAACAAGCGCATCAAGGACACGGGTCGTGCAGCCGGCTTCAGTAACAAGGACCTGTCGTCTCATCTCATGGACGTGAAGCGCACGGGCATTCACGCTCAGCCTGAGGCTGCGAGCGCCTGATGCTCAAGATCGCCCAACTCAAGGTCCGGTCACTCGACGTCGACTACAACGAGGTCTCGTGGGAGATCGAAGACACTTCTGAAGATGTCCTCGACTACACCCTGCAAGTCCTCAGGTCGGAGTCGATGGCCGGGCCTTGGGAGGCGATCAGCATTCCGTTCGAGGACAGGTACCTCTTCCTCGACCGGCAGAAGCCCTCGTTCCACACGTCTCGCCAGCTCCAGTACAAGATCGTCGTCACGAAGAAGAGTACGGAGGAGACGGAGGAGTTCGGTCCCGTTGATGTTCAGCCAGACGCTGACCTCATGGCCCTCGAACTCCGCCGTCACTTCCAGCTGCTGATGCGAGAGTTTGCAGGGCGCAGGGTGTGGCTGCTACCTGTTCGTACGTTCGGTCAGCGCTGCCCCCGGTGGAACAAGACGCTGGCCAAGCGCACCTGCCAAGGCTGTCGTACCTGCTTCGACACGGGCTTCATCCGTGGGTACCTGAGCCCCATCGAGCTCTGGATGCAGATCGACACCAACGATATGCTGGGAGAACAGAACTCGGCCACGGGTCCCACCCAGCAGCAGAACAACAACGCCCGCGTTGCTTACTTCGGCCCGCTCAAGCCGAGGGATGTGGTCATCGAGGCGGAGAACAAGCGGTGGCGTGTGGTCTCGGTGAACCAGACTGAGCATGGCCGCAGCCCAGTTCACTACGAGATACAGCTCCATGAGATCCCCACCTCAGACGTGGAGTACGCCTTCCCGATCAACCTGCAGGAAGAGCTGAAGGACCTGGCGCTTAGCCCCTCTAGGAACTTCACCAACCCGATGAACCTCGAGACGTTCGAGCGAGAAGAGATCCCCGGTATCTTCTCCCTGTACCCCACCACGTACACGGACCCAGACAAATGAGCCTGCCCTTTCTTCTCGACTACCTCCCAGTACACGGAGAGTCCTTGCTCAAGATCGCCGGCGTGGAGGAGAAGTCCCCCATGCGTAAGAACCTGGAGGTCGCTGGGGCGGGTCTTGGGGGCATGGCTGTCGGTACGTTGGCCGGTGCAGGAGGCGCACATCTGGCTGATAAGCTGTACGGGCACATCACCAAAACCCCTGGCATCCCGAAGAAGTACTTGTCGGTCGCAGCCCCCCTGCTGGGTGGTGCGAGCGGACTAGCGTACGCTCTGCACCAGGCTCGGCAGTCGGAGGAGATGAGACGTGTCCTCGAAGATTCCAGGAAACGAGGTTGATGAACTTCCGGTTAGCACCTTCAAGTACACGCCCCTTCAGCATGTACGCACGTTGTACGCAGCGTTCGTTCAGGGGCTGTTCAAGGCTGCTCCGGTTGGCAGCGGCTATCACTGGGACGAGGATGAAGAGAGGACCGAGGTCGTCATCACAGACGAGAACCCGATCCATCTCAGGCGCATCGGCTCACGCCCCGCCATCAACTTCACTCGTGGTCCCGTGCAGTCGTACAACTTCGGGATCGACGACATGCTCTCGTACCAGTTCAACACTGGTGCGAAGACGAAGACGATCCTCGTGCCTGGCACGATGAGCATCAACTGTTGTTCTCGCGTTGACCTGGTGAGTGAACAACTCGCATGGGTCATTGCTGAGATGATCTGGGCGCACCGAGATCTACTCATGCAAAGCGGCTTCTTCGAGATAGGAAGAAACTTTGTAGTGTCTTCTCCTTCTCCTGCTGGCTCTGTCGTCGCTGGGGATTCAGCGGATGAGTGGTACGTTACCTCTGTCCAGAGCCCCTTCCAGTTTCAGCGCACGACAAGGGTCGCTCCGCTGGCCGCTCAGATCCTTCAGAACATCGGCATCCAGTTCGATCAAGCGGCAAGGGCTGCTCTACAAAGTGTTCAACAGGAATACAACCCGGCTGGGATACACAACCCCTCGTTTCAACAGAACGAGACCTATCCCACCCTTAGGGGTACTTCTAACGATGATGGTTTGCGCAGGATTCCAGATCCACGCAACCCCGCAAAGACACTCACCGTACGTCCTGCGAGGCCGAACTCTCGTCTAGTTCTGCCTCGTAAGACTGGTGGTGTTCTTCCCATAGAGCAAGAGACCGTGGAAGAATCGACTTCGTCGGACTCTGTCTCGGGTACGTTCAAGGTGTGACTAAAAGGAGACCACAATGGCGGCAGAACTCGCACGCCCTGGGGTAGAGGTTACTCAGAAGTTCAGGACCACGAGTCCGACTATTGTGGTACCCACCCTGGTGCCCTGCATCGTTGGCCTGTGCAGGCAGATCGTTGATGTTGTTGTCCCGTCTTCGGCGGGCGGCAGTCAACTCAACAGCAGCTCACTCATCAGCCTTCCGGCTATGTTCAGCGCTGACGCAGCGGGTGGTTCGCCCCCCGTCTACGGCGGTCTGGACGGCCTGACGCTGGTGCTGTCGATCAACCACGGGCCAGATGTCACGGTGACCCTGTCGGGCTCGAGCATCACCCCCGCTTCCATGGTCGCGCAGATCAACAGGGCGTTCGCTCTGGCTGGCGTGACTGAAGCTCTGGCGGTTGTCTTCGGTACGACTGCCTTCGTCGTCAAGACGGTGGGCACGGGAGACTTCCAGACCATCGAAGTGATGACTGGCACGGGTTTGAGCGTGCTGTCGGCCCTTGGTCTGACGGCAGGCTTCCTCTACACGGGTAGCTCGGCGTACTCGCAGCTCAAGTGCGTGGTGCCGACGGCAAGCTTCCCTGATCCCCGCGGCAACCTCTCTCAGGTGGCCATCGAGGCCGACAGCGTCAGGGCCTTCCTGGCACTCGGCGCGGCCACGAACCTGAAGGAGCTGTCTCGCACGGAGTCGGTTCTGCGTACTGGTGGCACGGGCTCGGCTGGAAGTGTCGAGGGTACGACTCTTCTGTCGGACGTAGGTCTCTACGGCGGCGGCGGTACTCTTTCCGGCAAGAACCTGAACGTCTCGATCGATGGGGATGACCCCATCCAGGTCATCCTCGGTACGCCTGTGGACGCAGTAGACCTGCTGCAGATGATCAACCAGGGGCTTGGCGAGATGGTCGCCACCAACGATGGTGGTCTTCGTCTCACCTCGCGAACCACTGGCTTTGCCTCGAGCATCGAAGTGGTGGCTGATGTTGCGCCTTCAAACGATGCGCGAACGGCCCTGGGCTTTGGCGCGGGCAACTCCCTGGGCACTGGTGAAGCCAGCGTTCAGACCATCGATGATGGCAACGGGGACGCACTGTCCCCCCTCGTCAAGGTGACGGGGGCGAACTTCACGGCTGCCGCGACGGTTGCAAGCTGCCTGGGTCTGACGACTCTTGGGTCGTTCTTCCCCGCTGACTTCATCGACAAGACGGTCACCCTCAAGGCGAACGGCTACGAGGAGCAGACCTTCACGTTCCCTAACTCGACGGTACCCGGCACGGTTCACACCTTGCTTGATGCCTTCACCACGGGCATGGGTCTCAACGCTTCGACCTCGGGCGGCAAGCTCTTGCTCGAGACGGACTCTCTTCTTCCTCTCGGGGAAGAGGCGGTCATCGAGATCGTCGGCGGTACGGCTCTTGGCGCCCTTGGCCTGGTCCCTTCGCTGACCGGTACGGTGAGCCTGACGGCCGGTCTGGCTCCGGACCCCACGGTCCTGAACAACAAGAGCCTGAAGATCGATGTCGGCGGCGTGCAGGTGGAGACGACCTTCACGGGTCTGCTCAGCGGTTCTTCTGCTGCGACGATCGTCGGCAAGCTCAACCTGAACGTGGCCTTCGCTGCCATCGCGGTGGCTGAAGTTGCGACTGGCGACAAGCTCTCCATCCGTGCGCTCACGGGTGGCAAGGGCGTGAAGCTGCTCATCGTTGCAGCGTCTGGTACGGAAGCGGCGACCTACCTCGGTCTGACGGTTGGCCAGGAGGCTTCTTTCGAGAGGTTCACTGGCACGCCTTACAAGCCGGTGTCGGGAGACGACCTGTACGTCGATGGCGTGCTGGTCGGTCGCATCACGCAGGTGGCTGTGGCGGGCAACGCTTCAGTGCTGAAGCTCTCCAAGCAGCTGCCCCTGAACACGCACCTCGGTGACTTCTACTTCATCCAGGCGAAGAACCTCTCGGTGTCGAGCTCCACACGCCCGACCCCTGAGCTCATCGTCGAGGGTGATGGCCAGGTCACGATCAAGCACAACGTGCTTCGCGACACGAACGGCAATGTGCTGTCGGGTGCGAAGACCTCGGTGTACCTCTCGTACCATGCCGTCCGTAAGGACGTCTCGGCGAGTGCTACAACGCCTGCGCTGCTGCGCTTCTCGAGCCTCGATGAGGTTGACTCGCTCATCTCTCCTCGGACGAGCCTCAACCCCTTGGGCCTGGCGTCACAGCTCGCGCTGATCAACGCACCCGGGGGGCAGATCACTGCTCTTGGCATCGACGAGATCGCTGCGGACGCACCTTTCGGTACGGTCGAAGCGTTCACGCGGGCCTTCGAGCTCCTCGAGAACAACGAGGTCTACGCCATCGCGCCGCTCACCAATGACGAGACTGTCATCGGTATCTTGTCGGAGCACGTGAAGGCGATGAGCGCGGCTGACCAGAAGGGCGAGCGCTGCGCGGTGACCTGCCCGGCGGTCCCCACCAAGAAGCTCGACGAGCTGGTGTGCTCCGGTTCGGGTAACAGCCAGGGTTCTACAGGGATGCTCTTCGACACGGGTGTTGTCGGTCTCGCACAGCTTCTGCTGTCGGCCGGCGTCAACCCTGTCGGGACCTTCGCTGAATCCACGGGCCTGTTCCTCGACATCGCCAGCAACACCAAGCACTACTCGATCGAGAGCATCTCGGGTTCGGTCGTCACCATCCGTACGGCCTTCTCGGCTGGTGCGAATGACGATGACTTCTACGCTGAGACGGACCTCAACGACTCGCCCCTGCCGAGCGCCCTCATCAATGAGACCTTTGCTGTCCGCATCCGCGGCGCGGCACTGACGCTCACCAACGGGGCGGTCGACAAGGACGGCGTGGTTGAGACTGTCGCTGCGGTGGCCGAGAGCTACCTCAACCGCCGCCTGACCAGGCTCTTCCCCGACTCCTGCGCCGCGACCGTCAACGGTCTCGAGCAGGTCCTCGATGGGTTCTACATGGCAGCGGCTCGCGTGGGCATGATCGGCAAGCAGTCGCCGAGCACGTCGTTCACGAACTTCCCGGTGGCCGGGTTCACCCGGGTCATCGGCTCGAACGACACCTACTCGACCAAGCATCTCAACCAGATGGCCGCTGGTGGTGTGGACATCCAGGTTCAGGAAGCCCAGGGCGCCCCGGTCATCTCTCGGATGGCACTCACCACGGACATGACCTCGGTCGAGACGCGCACTGACTCGATCAACAAGCAGATCGACTACGCCGCGAAGTTCGTGCGACGGGGTCTGCGGAGCTTCATCGGTCGGTTCAACATCACGACCGGCTTCATCGACAGCCTGGGTCAGGTCATCCAGGGCCTGCTCTCCTTCCTCGTCGACAACGGCTTCCTCAACGGCGCGAGCCTGTCGGAGCTCATTCAGGACCCGGCGGCCCCGGACTCTGTCCTGGTGGTCATCCAAGTACAGCCGACGTTCCCCTGCAACTACATCAGGGTCACGCTCGAAGTTTGATCGTGAGCGAGAAGAAGGAGAAACCAGATGGGTAACGGCAGCTTCAGTGAATGGTCTCCCCACTCCGCCTTCGTTCAGGCGGGGCTGGTGGATGGCAACTACGCCAACGCGGGGTGCACGCTCATTGCGGCTGGCCCCCCGCGCCTCAACAACATCGGTGGTGCGGCAGCGTTCAAGGGCTCCCTCTCGGACGGCAAGGCTGACAGCATCGTCTTCCCGATCGGTGTCGTGCAGAACTTCAGCCTCTCGCACAACCGCAACTTCTCGCGCATCTACGAGATCGGTTCGGAGCGCAGCTACTTCATCGCCGGTCGGACGATGGGGCAGATCGGTTTGGGTCGGGTGTACTACCACGGGGCTTCGCTGCTCCGCATCCTGTACGCCTACTACTCGGACCTGCTCTCCCCGACGCTCGTGCCGAGCATGTTCTCCAACGATGGCTCGGACAGCATGCCGAACAAGCACAATGTGATCATCCCCCCGGGGTATGAGAACATCTACATGAACCTGGCGAGCGATCTCTTCGCTCAGCCCATCGGTCTGCTGGTGTACATCCGTGACACCAACCAGAACACGCTGGGCGCGGTGTACGCCGAGAGCTGCTACCTGCCGAACCACTCGTGGTCGACAGACAGCCAAGGCGTCCTCCACCAGGAGCAGGTCTCGCTGCAGTTCGAGCGCGTCGTCCCGGTGGCCATCACCAACGTCTCGCTCATCGACAGCTCGGCCAACAATGCCACTGGTTCAGATCTGACCTTCGACCAGAACGCCTGATACAATGCGGGAGAGGGCTGGTGGTGGGTCAACTAGGTCCCCATCACCAGCCTTTTTCTTTGTCATGTACTCGGTCTTAGAAGGAGAACCACAATGTCTTTCGAGCTTTCAACTATCGCAGAGAAGGTTGTTCCCGCCGCTATCACGGGCCTGGGAACTGCCGCGCTGTCTCTCTGGCGATTCGGGTCGGGGGTCATGTCCCGGCTGGAAAAGCTCGAGGCGGCCGTGGCCCCCCTTCCTACCAGGCTTGATGCAGAAGTAGCTTCCTTGCGAAAGGAAGTGAAGGAACTGCGCGATGAGCTCGATCAGTTCGATGGCTCCATTCGTTCACGTGCCTCGAAGAAAGAGACCGCCGGGCTGTCCGAGCGGCTCATCGGTCTTGAGGCTCGTCTCGCGCAGGCTGAAGAGGGTATCGTTGGAATCACCACCTCTTTGAAGCACCACATCCAGGAACAGCAAGAACAATGGAACACCGTACATCGGACCCTGGGACAGATCGAGGGCTTCCTCAAGGGGATGATCTCCAAGAAGAACACCTCGGAGAGTGGGCACTTCCCGCCTATGAAGAAGTAAACCTTGGTCTTGCTCTCTTTGAACTCGAGGAGGAGCAGAAGAGACTCCGTACTCAACAGCGTCGAGCTCAAGCCAGGGCCGACATGATTCTGATGTTGTTTCCCCCCAAGCTGTTACAAGGAAGAGATGAACCCGACTCTCTCGCTCAGTGATGCCTACGGCACCGGCAACCTTCTCCGAGAGAAGCTGGCTGATGCTAGACCTATCTCTGTACAGGTGGCCGATCTCATCCTTGCTCCTCAGGAAGACCTGGCTGTGAAGCTTGCTGAGCAGATCGGCGCAGACATCTTCTACATGGAGAAGGATGCCGCGACGTTCAAGCAGATGGGTGCGGCAGCGAAGGGGTTGGGCGGCGCTGTTCTTTCTGCTCCTGGAAGGCTTCTCGGTAGTGTGGGTCGTGGCGCGGCAGCTCTTCCCACCACCATCAAGATCAAGGCGACTGCCGCAGGTCAGAGTGGCGCAGGTCTTCTCAGTCGCAAGACCGATGAAGCCAAGGCCTTCATGTCGGGCAAAGTTGATGCTGCCAAGAACTACGCTGGTCAGAAGGTTGATGCTGCCAAGAACTACGTTGAGCAGAAGACCGATGCGGTAACAGGTCATCTGAACAACGCAGCCTCTGGAGTCAACCAGTCTGTCGATCGCGCTGGTACGAACATCGAGCGTGCGGGCATGGGTCAGGCCCCCATTCCCAAGCCCGCACCTGCGGTTGTTCATCCCCCTAAGAACGCGTCCCCTTACAGGGAGCCAGCTGCTCCGCAGTCTCAGCCAGCACCCCAAGCAGCAGGTACGGTTCACCCCCCTCAGGCAGAACCTGCCCATGCCCCCCAGCAGGCAGCTCCTCAAGCAGCTCCGGCTCAAGGAGCACCTGCTCCGGCGGCTTCTCCTGCAGCGACTGTTCAGCCCCCTGCTCAGCAGCAGGCAGCACCAGCTCAAGCTCCGGCAGGCACGGTACATCCTCCTCAGGCACAGCCGTCTGTTGCCCCTCAACAGGCAGGGCAGGTTCAACCACCGGCCCCCCAGCCTGCCGCTCAGCCAGCAGCTCAACATCAGGCAGGGGCCCAAGAAGCAGCGGCAGTTCCTGAAGAAGATATGCTTGCCAAAGCTGAGAAGGCTTGGCAAGGAACAGGTCTCGCAGACGGCAAGTGGAAGGGGAAGCTGCCTGCTATGGTTGCTGGTGGGCTGGGTGTTTACGGCGGGTACCGGGCTCTGAAGAAGGGCCTCGGGGTCATGGGGCAAGAGGCCGACGAGAGCCCGATCTATGGCAACGGGGCAGTAGGCCCAGCCAGGGGCATCAACGAGTTCGGACAGCCCCAGTTAGGGGGCGCGTCACTTCAACTATCTGAGGGTTCTCACATGTCATCTATTGGTTCAGGTCTGTTCAGCACGATGGTCGAGAAGTTCGTCCACCTCATCAAACCCGGCCCGGGTCTGTCCGGTGCCATTCACAACCTGCGCGCCGACATCCTCAAGTCGCTCACGCCTCTTGCGGCCGTCGTGGTCGAGGAGTTCACGGGCCCGGGTGCCGCTGCAGCTGCTGGCCTCGAGGTTGCTGCTGCGACCACAGTTGCCCCTCTGACGGTGAGCTCGTTCCTCGCCGGCGGCGTGACGGCTCTCGCTGCCTTCCCTCGCAATGTCACGCTCACCACAGCTGGTGTGACCCCGGCTGACGCCCCGGCGAGTGCGCTCGTTACGGGCACGGATGTCAATGGCAATGCCCAGACCGAGACCATCACGGTCGCGCAGACGGCTACCATCTCGGAGGGCGTGAAGGCCTTCAAGACCGTGACTTCGGTTGTCTTCGCGGCAGCTGAGGGTACTGCTGCTACCGTGGCCATCGGCTATGGTTCAGTCCTCGGTCTGGGGAAGAAGCTCAAGCCCCGCGCCGGTCTTTCCGCGCCCATCAAGGAGATCGCCGTCGGCGCGGTCGTCACCACGGGTACCTTCGTCAGTGCGGCGACCAGCCCGCCCAACGGCAGCTACTCGCCGGCGTCAGCCCTCGATGGTGCCAAGGACTATGCGCTCTACTACGAGTACGACGCCTCGACCGAGACCGACGGCTTAGCTCTGTGCTAGAGGGGGGCCTATGGCCCCCTCTTCTCAGTCGTGGACGATGACAGACTGCACTCGGGTCGGTACCCAGAGATCGTTTGTCTGGTCCCAGGCGATGTAGCTCTCGTCGAACCAGCACCGACCGCTCTGACCCCAGCTGGTACCCCAGCTGTTGCGGATGCGGTAACGCCGGCGCCCATCAGGCAGGTTCTCCATCCCGACGATGACCATGCAGTGGCCACCGATGGAGCTCGAAGGGGGTGTCAGGTCCATCTCTTCGCCGCGGTAGGCCTGCAGCTGCTTGCCCACGGGAGTGCCGAAGACCACGGGGTGACCGGCATGCAGAGCGATGTCGATGGCGTTGAGCCGCTTGTGCCCCGACTCATCAATGCGGTAGGCCTCGGTGATCTTGTTGCTGTCGGAGTTCTCGTAGCAACGCAGGGACGGACGCTTCTTGTACCAGGCGACGCCCTTGCGATCGTTGCCATCCGAGTACGGCCACTCACTCTCAGAGCAGACCCCGTGCTCCTTGATGGCCTGGAAGGCGAAGCGAATGTATGTCCCGTTGTCGTTGAGCGTGTCGCTGTTGTAGTTCCTCGCGTTCCAGTAGAGGAACAGGCGAGAGAGCTGCACAACTTTGGCCTTCTCAAGCCCAAGCAAGATCTCCAGGGCATCACACGTAGCGTTGGCCACGCACGACCCGATGCCTCCCTGATCACTGACGGGCGTCTCCTCTTCGAGCATCACCCTCGGAGATGTCGCCAGCTTGAAGCGAACCTCGTTGGTCATCAGGTCTGCACTGAGGGACGAGAAGTCAGGGTCGATGATGCTCTTGCCATCATCATCAATCCGAGGGTCTGGATGCCAAGCAAGCTTCACGGGTTGCATACTGACTCCACCTGATCGCACGAGGTGATCTTCGAGAGACAACGAGGGGCGAGCGGGATGCCTGCCACCATCTTCTCGAAGCAGAACTGGTTGAAGGGTTTGCCACTGGGGAGCGTTGCCTCCCGGCAGTTGAGCTTCTTCAGGTTTGCTTCAGCATCATGGCAAGCAGCCGTATCAACGGGCTCGTAGACAGGTCCGACAGGACGTCGTTCTGCTGGCTGACAGCTCACTACCAGCAGAAACAGGATGATGAGGAAGGCGTGCATCCCCTAGTTTTACAACCAGGAGAACGCTTTGGGAACAGACGGCGCTTCTTCCCCTTCGCTACTACTTCCCTGGCGGTACTGACGGGAGGGTCCCACTGCCGTTGAACCAGGCTTCGACTTCGGCGTGGAAGTCGGCAAACGAGTCTCCTCGAGCCAGGCGTTCACGCAGGTATTGAGCACCTGCCTCTCCGAGGATGTTGGTGACCGGGTCGAGCTCACCAGGTCTGCCAGCAGGGACGCTTGCACCGGGTCGTACTTGGACGGGTTGTTGAGGCTGTCCTGGTACAGCTCGTGCGGGTCGTCCCTGAGCAGTGACCTGAACAGGTCGCTTCCGTCTTCGGACGGTGCCGGCGGCGCCTGCTCTTTCAGTAGGTCGGCCATCGTCGGGAAGCGGGGCGAGGCCAAGGGCAGGACGGACGTCATGGCCGAGAAGGGCACTAGCCCGAGCTGATAGCTCAGCAGATCTGGCGTCACCGTGCTTGGAGAGGACTTCTTCTGCATGTTCGATCGCGAACTTCTGAAGGACGCCTTCGATGACCAGAGAGAGGGGTATCTCCTCAGCCCGCTTACCCGACTGGTGAATCAACACCGCCTGGAACTGCTCAAGCAGTGACCAGATCTGATCGGGTAGCGTTAGCCGGGGGCGCTTGGTCTGAACCGACACCTTTCGAGCTTACTCTTCGATCTTGTCTTCGACTACCGCTTCTTCAGCGAGCTCTTCAACTGCTTCCTCGGCAACCACCTCACCCACGTCCGTCGGGGAAACATCTTCCTTGAGCACCTTGTTCAGGTCGAAGAAGAACAGGACCTGCCTGTCACCCACCCACACCCGGCTGGCGTCGACCCGCATCTCACGGATCTTCATGAGCACGTTTGACCCATGGGTACCCTGGCCCCCCTCCACGGTACGGAAGACCCAGCTGCCGTCCGCCTTGTTGGGCAACACGTCGATGATGAGACCGAAGTGCTCTCGGGCCCCGTTGCTCGGGATGAGGCAGTAGTAGGCATCGCCTGCCCGGGGCTTGGGGCCACGCTTGCCCGTCAGCTTCACCTTGGCCCCACGCTCAGTAGCGATCTCCAGAACATCCGCCGGCCCCTTACCATTGCGGTAGGGCTCGAGCAGAAGGCGATGATCGCAGCCCATCTCTCGCCACATGCCCCGGACGAACAGCGAACAGCCGTACTGCCGCTTCATCTCGCTGCGGGTCTGGTCCGTATCGACGCTCGTGGGGGCAACCAGGTCGAGGTAGAACTCGGTGGTCGTTGGGTAATCCACCCCCGTCTTGTCATAGAGGGTGGCGATTTCACAGATGCGTTCTCGAGAGGTGCTCATACCGCGATGGTACAGTCCCTCTTGAAAAGAGCGGAGGAAGGCAGGTACAAGAGCATCGATGCCCAGGCACTACGTTTACGCCATGATCGCTAAAGACCCGGCCCCGGCCGGTGACGGCGACACCTCTTCTTGGTTTCGCTTCTACAAGTGGTGCGTCCAGGGCGACTCCTTCATCGTCACCCGCTACCCCTTCAAGTCGATCTCTGCCGGGGACTTCCTCTGGTTCTCGATGGACGATGAGATCTTCGGCTATGTGAAGATCGAAGAGGTCGAAGACCAGACTGTGGGCGGCGTTGTTCGTCGGCAAGAGCTTCGGTACAACGCCGAGAAGATGCAGCAGATACCTCCTGGTGCGTATTACCGTCCGCAAGCAGGCATCGGCCGTGAGCTTCCTACGTCAGTCTCCGAGAGTCTGATGAAGATTTCTTTCCCCGCTGAGAAGAATCGTCTTGTGCTTCCGAAGAACGAGGATTAGTACTCCTTCTAGTTCATCAACAAGACGCGCCTGAAGAAGGCGTTGCCAGGCCTCGCTAACAGCTGATGGCCAAGGGATAAAGCTATGTACGACAAGCTCTCACTCGACTCGTTCAAGACCGCACTCAAGGCTGGCAAGTACAAGGACGCCACGGGCGCCCGCCGTGCTGTCGGCAAGGCGTCGACGCTTACCGACCAGGACAAGAACGATGCTCGCGGGGTGATCGACAAACACTTCGGTTCGTCCAAGGCCGCCACGCCGATGAAGATGGCCGCATCGAAGCCTGCCAAGGCCACCAAGGCCACGGTCAAGACGACCACGGCCAAGAAGGAGAAGGCGGAGAAGCCCGTCAAGGCCACGCCCGCTCCCAAGGCCAAGGCGCCTGCCGCCAAGCCGAAGGGCAAGGGGGGCCGCAAGGCTGCCCTGCTCAGCGCCTCGAGCGAGTACACGGACATTGAGATGGCCGAGCGCACGATCAACTCGGTCTCGCAGGGCGTCCAGGCGCTCAACACCATCCAGGCGCTCAACAACGGCGTCGATGTCTCTGAAGACCTGCAGGATGCCGCGACCACGATCGCCGGCGCCATCGGCATCTTCAAGCGCATCGTCAACCAGGACGCCAAGACCCACATCGCCACGGACAAGCCCCTGGCCAACGGTCTCAAGAGCGCCGAGCAGCTCTTCAACGAGAGCCAGCCCCAGGCGTTAGTTTGCCTGCGACGGTCTCCAGAGAAGCCCCACTGCCTCCCCCCCGGCAGTGGGGTTTCTTTTTGCCTTCTCGTTGCCGAGAACCCAGATGTCACCGTGGCGTTCGATGGGCATGACCCAGATGACGCAACCGTGCTCTGACTCGAGGGTGAGCCTGACCTCCTTGTCTCGCCGCTCCACCACGAGGAAGGCGAACGCCTTGGTCTTGGCCACGAAGCGGGCAAGGATGTTCTTCGAGACGGCCCCTGTCGGCAGCTCGAGAACCACCGTGTCGTTGATGGGCTTGCCTTGGCGGTCGTAGATGACCTCCCTCACCCAGGACATGACCATGTTCCCCACGGTCCGCTCCTTGGCCCAGATCTCCCGTACCCTTTCGGCAGCCATCTGCCCCTTGATGATGAGCTCCGCCCAGATCGCCTTCTCAGGGTCTATTATCGATTTCTCTGACACGATCAGAGGATGGACCGAGGAGCTGTTCTTCTGCAAGGGCTGAAAGCGCAACTACTACAGTGGGTCACCTACTGGAAAAGGTCGTTGCACCCCACGGAGATCTTGATTACGCCCGGTGAGGGTGGTGAGTTCACCGTGAAGATGAAGTGGATCTACAGCGATGGCAGGGAGAAGACGTACGAGAAGTACTTCTCCAGAGCCGTTGTGTTTGGTTCATCGTTCTCCCTGAGCCCCGCTGCATGGTCGGTTCAGAAGAAGGCCTGTGAATACGCGCGTGATGTTGTACGAGAAGTCCTGGAGCAGCGAGGAGTCTGACATGAGGACGTACAGGAAGGGCCAGTTCGTTATCTGCAAGTACGAGGGTGACAACGGGGACTTGATCGTCGGGTGCGTAGAAAGCGTTCGTACGGGGGGTCAGATCGTGCTGAAGAACCTCCTGAGCCAGGGACCCCCTTCGATCAAGAATGAGAAGGTTCTTCTGGAGAGAAACCTTGTCGTCCCTAAGGAGGTGGCTCTGAGCGTTGTTGAAGAAGACAAGCTTCACGGCCATGTAGCCGCCCGTAAAAAGGCAGTGGAGATCTACAGGGCCATGAAGACAGCGGTGAAAGAGCAGCCTGCTGCTCCCACACCGAACGTGGAGCGGATGATCACGGAGTTCATGGCCATGTCTGATGAAGACAAAGCCTTCTTCTCTATGGCCGTCTACAAAGAAGTCTTGGCTGTGTTCGGAGTGAGGTAGGAGAACATCATGATCATCGGCATCTCAGGCAAGGCAGGCGCAGGCAAGGACACCGTCTCTGACCTGCTGGTCAAGTACCACCTGTTCGTTCGCGTGGCGTTGGCTGACCCCCTCAAACGCATCTGTAAAGAGGTCTTCGACTTCTCTGACGAACAGCTCTGGGGGCCTAGCGAGGAGAGGAACAAGCCCGACGAGCGCTACCCGAGAACGTTGAGGTGTGCTGACAGGCTTCACCCCGATAGTCCCGACCACTCTTCCTTCCTCACCCCCCGCTACGCCCTTCAGCAGCTCGGCACTGAGTGGGGCCGTGACTGCTACGACATGGTGTGGGTCAACTACATGCTGCGTACGGCCAAGACCATTCTCGAGAAGAAGTACGGCTACAGCATGGACCGTGGCCTCAACCGCATGGGCTGGATAGGAGATGACCCCGTGGGTGTGTGCGTCCCTGACGTTCGGTTCAAGAACGAGATGGACGCCATCCGCGAAGCAGGGGGCAAGGTCGTTCGTATCAGGCGCCCCGAGGCAGGGCTTGGTGGTGCAGCTGGCCAGCACGCTTCGGAGGCGGAGCAGGATGAGGTGCCAGACAGCTACTTCGACTGCGTCATCGAGAACGTGGGCTCGCTTGAGCAGCTCGAGGCGATGGTGAAGGAGATGATGGAGGGGTTCAATGACCCCACCATCAAATCATCCAGCCTGTCGCCTGTGGGTAGCAAGACGCTGCTCACCGACGACTTCCTCAGCCGCAAGTTCCCTGATGTGGCTCTGGCCGTGGCCAACCTCAAGGGTCTTCGTAAGCTCGAGAAGACGCGCCCCTACGAGGAGGAAGAGGTGGTTCTTCCTGAGGCCACGACCACGCTCGATGATGGCAGTCAGATCATCCCCGCTGGTGTGACGAAAGATCAGGAGCTCTTGTCGGACCTGCTGGGCCAGAGGCAGAAGGACGTCGAGGCTGGTAAGATCTTGCCTTACGACGCTGCCCAGGAGGACATCCCTCCGCATCTCAGGAAGAAGTAGACATGCCCCTCACGCTGACTGACGAGCAGTACGCCGCCCTCGCAAGCCTTGCCCGCAAGGGGTCGACCACACCAGACAGTCAGCGTGAACTCGACGTCTATCTTCGGGCCATCGAAGATGAGAACGACATCAAGCGCTACACGCTTTACGTAGCGTGGGTGGAGACGGGCACGGTGCCCCCCATTGCAGCGCGTTTCCCTGAGACCTGGCCGCCCAGCCAGAAGATGTTGATGACCCGGTACGACAGGCCGATCACCAAGCAGGACGTGGTCGACTTCGCGAACAAGAAGGGGCGTAAGCCGGCCAACTTGATGGTGTCGAGAGACCCTGGCGGGGTGCTTGGCTTCGTGCTCATCGACTCTTTCTTCACAGGGTGAGAGAGGTAGTGTTACCTTCCTGCGGGTGAAACTCGTAGAAGTACGCCTCCTCACCGAGCTCGGCAAGACGTACACGTTCCCGGACGTAGATGCTGCCATTGCCGAGCGCCTGGTCTGCTCCTGGGACCCCACCCAGGAGAACGTGACCCTGGTGAATGAGGCAGAAGCCTGCCTGATTATTCCTACCCGTCGAATCAAGACCGTCTACATTGACGGTCTCGAACGATGGAAGAAAACCTACTCGACTGTATGAACTGCAGGACGCCGGTGAAGTCTTCGGAAGCGAAGGCATTCGCCGGCGTGTTCGTTTGCCCCCTCTGTTTTTCTCTAGCTGAGAGAACGTATAACCGTGGGGAGGCAGAGCTCAAGCGCATGCTCTTCATGCTCAAGGAGACGGTCCGCATTGCCCTTGTGCAGGGCAAGCTGAGCTTTGCCGAGGGTCAAGACATCGAGCCGACCAAGAGCCAGGTGCTCCAGGCCATCATGCAGATGCAGGACAACAAGTCATGATGCGCGACCCCTTGCTTGGGTACTACGAAGCGAAGTGCACGACGGATGGCTGCCCTGGTACGGCCAAGCTTCGCGTCTCGACATCGACGGGGTGGAAGGCTGGGACGCGCGTCCCTTACGACCCCTCCGTGCCTGAGTTCGGCAAGTGTCACCTGTGCAAGTGCCACTCGCTGGAGATCACCAAGGCCCCTGCTGCCGACGTGGTGAAGAAGCCCGTCGGCTTCGACAAGATCCCCTCGACATGAACCTGTACCCTTCGTTCTCCTCTTCGGAGGTTGTGGCTTCAGCATCCAGGTTCGAGACGGAAGAGAGGGAGGCATCCGATGTGGTCATCGACCGCATCGAGTTTCACCAGCTTCATCTCAGCCACAAGTCTGGCCTAAGGCTTCTTGCGGGGGCATCCCTGCGAGAGATCTTGGGACAGGTCTTCGTGGAGGAGAAGGGCACCAGAGACCCTTCTTTTTACCACCTGGTTTACTCGACCCCCCTTGTTCCTTACCGGTCGCCGCTGCGGTTGGCGAAGGTTGTCTTCGTGCGCCAGCAGCCCGGCCAGCTCGCCTCAGACTTCCAGAACCTACTCAGCAGTATTGTTCTGATCGAAGCTGGGGTAAGTTGACCCCCTCGTTCTTCTCGTGATACCCACTACTTGTACGCCCAACGTGCGTACACTCTCGGAGGATCAGTGACTCGACGCGGACCAGACGACAAGGGGCCCCATGTGGACCCTCAAGTAGCTGCCCTCAACCCGCAAGCTGCTCGGTATGCCGAGCGGTTCCAGCAGCGCAGGTACAGCCAGCCGGTGGCAGGCGGGCCTCCGCCCCCGACGCCGCCTCTGGATGGGACACACCGTGATGGGATGACGATGGCCGATCAGGCCCGTGCGATGAGACAAGAGGCCGAGAGGAGTTCACCGATGTCGCAGCGAGGTATCTTTGGTCCGCCCCCTCCGACGCAGCCTCAGCCGCTGGCGCCTGGCTACCAGGCAGCGCCGTCTCAGTCGCCGCTGAGCGCACTGATGGCAGGTGACCTGCTGCCGGAGATGGCCAAAGATGACCCCTCGTATCAGGGCGGCATGGGTTCTATGAACGCGTCGAGCCAGCCGCACCTGGCGATGAAGTACGGGGTCGTCCGCAACGGGAAGTTCATGGCTCCACAGCAGCTGCAAAGCGGTAAGCCTGGTCTGAGCCAGAAGACGCAGGAGGGACTGAAGGTTCTCAAGGACCTGCAGGACCAGGCTGAGCAGGTTGCCCAGTCGCAGGATGACAAGAAGGCGGTTGAGGAGGCGGGTGAGTCTATCGGTGGAGCTGCTGCGAAGATCGCCGGCGGTACCGAGAAGCCTGTCACCAGCGAAGAGCGGAAGGAGTTCGAGAAAGCCATGCGCAATCTCGACGACTTCGACATGAACACCTTCGCCGAGATGACGATGAAGGACATCCTCAACAACGACGAGCAGCGTCAGTTGGTGGAGGAACGTCTCGATCCGCTCGACCTGGACGAGTACATCATGACGGGGCGCGTCCGTCAGACTGTGCCAATCATCCCGGGCAAGTACGAGCCGGTGTTCCAGTCGTACAACCAGGAAGAAGATCTTGCTCTCAAGCGCCTTTTGGTACTAGAGAGGAAGAACTTCACGGATGCTCCCAACCGGTACTTCCTCGACAAGTACTCGGTCATGGGTGTGGCCCTCGGGCTGTCGCGTCTCAACCGGAACATCCTGCCAGACCACCTGGACAAGGAGGGCAACTTCGACGACGGTATGTTCTGGAAGAAGTTCAACCTCACGGTGAAGCTCGGCTTCCACCTCGTTGCCTCGCTGGCTGTGCACTTCTACTGGTTCGACATCAGGGTGCGGAAGCTTGTCCAGGCCAAACGCCTGGGAAATGGCTAGAGACTCCCGAGGGATGGGCGAGAACAACGATCCTGTTCTCGACCCTAAAGGAGCCGCCTCGTAAGGGGTCGCTTCGGGAGTCTCTGATGATGTTGTACGTGCTCAAGATCGAGGAACGGGAATACATGCGTGACTTGGCGATGGCACAGATAGCGATTGACAAGGACACGGGTGTGAAGAAGTTCGAGGACTACCGCAAGCTTATGTTTCCTTGGATCGAGACCTCCAAGAAGAGGCAGGACAAGGACATCAAGGACATGCTCGAGAGGGAAACCCAGAGGGGTCCCATGTCTGTTCGCAGCATGGGGCCACAGACTGTGCGTAGTCGTCTCAAGAAGGTACAGCCGAGTAAGCCTATGACTCCGGCTGACAGGAAGAGCCAAGAAGAGCTCTTCAGTCGGCTAGCTTTCAACAACAGGAAGAAGTGATGGCAGTCGACGTTGCATACTTTTGTCCAGACTGCATGAGCCCTCGGGTTACCTACTCGAGTCTTGCTGGTGGGGCAGCTAGCTGTCAGTCGTGCGATTGGAAGGGCCAGAAGGAGCAGATGACAGCTCATCAGTTCGAGAACAACGCGGGGTCTCCGGAGGAGATCGTGCGGGTGTTCGGACGGCAGCTGCTGCTCTGCATGGCGCAACATATGGCCCTGCCTCTGGGCAAGATGCTCAAGGACTTCGGGTTCTTGGATCATACCAAGGAGCTCGAGCGCTACCTGCGGGTCTCAGCTGCAGCCACGCTTCAGGCTCTCTTTGTAGAGCGCGTGAAGATCGAAGAAGAGAAGAGGAAGAATGCCTCCTGAAGAGCCTTTCACACCGGAGGATGTACGCCTCGTTGGGTCGGAGAAGTTCTGCTTCATCGATGGCTCGAGGCCTTGTACGGCTGAGTGCATGGCGTTTCAGACCCCTGTACCTGATGGGCGGGACTATGAGAGCCAGCAGTGGGCTCACTGCATGGTGCTGACCAGCGCCCACAAGATGGCCAAGCACCTGGTTGTTCTGGCTACGTCCAAGCAGAACGCGACAGCTGACGCTGCACGTGGTGCCCGCCCGCCTCTCGACCCCTCCCTGAGGCGATGATGAAAGCGGACCTGCTGACCATCAGCCAGGACCTGTCCCTCGAGGATGGGTCCATCACCAACTTCTTGATCTTCAGGCTGCCCAACGGGGGCATCGTCAAGGCGCTCATCTCCGAAGACTCTGCACGCTCGGTGGCTGCAGCCCTGAACGGGTCCCCTCCCCCTCCTCCCATGGAGAGGGAAGAGCCCCGTCAGCAACAGCCTCAGCGCCGGCGTGAAGAGCCACGGGCCCAGAACGATGGCTCGATGGCCATCGAGTTCGGTGGCGATGTGGGCGAAGAGGCCAGCGGCTGGATAGGCCCCCCAGGCTCTGCCCCTCCACGTGTGGAAGAGGATGAAGCTGAAGAGCCCGTTCCTCACCACGAGGCCATGGGCGCTGATGCCCAGGCCCGCGCCTACCGTGAGGCTGAGAAGCAGAAGAAGAAGAAGCGCAGCAAGCAGCCCACCCGCATGGTCAACGTGCCCATGGACTCGCACGGCTACCCCATCGTGCCAAACAACGGCGGGGTAGACCCGGCCAGCGTTGTGGGCGGCACCAGTGGCGACGCAGATGAAGACGGCGTAGGTCAGGCATGATCCTCGTCCCCTGCTTCTCTTGCCTTCTGGCTGTGCGAGTGATGGGAGAGGAGATGGAGGTCTCCTCCCTGATTGGCCAAGGCTCTGACTTCTGGCCAGACAAGTACACCTGCATCGAGTGTGAGAAGAACTGCGCCGGTCTGGTGGAGGAGAGCCTCAGTGTCCTGGACCTGGCGAAGTTCAGGGTACGAGACCTGTCTCCAACCGAGATGCTTGCAGCGCAGCACGGCTTCGGCACCCCCGAAGAAACCGACTGCACATCAGCCGCTGTTCAAGAGCAGTTCAAGAAGAAGCTCAAGAACATCGCCGTCAAGAACCTTGGCGGCACCACCCGATCGTGTATCGAGTACTTCGAGTTCGTAGATGGCAGCCGCCTTTACGTGGCCTCGGCCCCCGAAGGTGCTGTCGTTTACCGCATCACCAAGCCTCACTCCTACGTGAAGAGTCATGACGAACGAAGCCCCTAACCCCCCGACCCTCCTCGCTGGCTACGCCACGCTCTCCGAGTCCTTCGGTGACAACGTCTACATCAAGCGCAGGGTGCGTAAGAACGGCGAAGAGGTTGAGTGCGTGTGTTGCGGTCGTTGGTGTCCCGTTCGGCAGGACAGCTACTTCTGCTCCAACCCGAAGTGCGGGTCATCGATGCGTATCGCTGACCACAACGAGAAGTCTTCTTGGGCAGGCGTGAGCACGTACGACGTGCTTGCTGAGGGCACCCAGTCCTACTTCCTGCCCCGCCCTTGGAACCCTTTTGGGATCTGGATTCCCCACAATGAGCTCGGGCATCTGTTCGACAAGTACCTGAAAGAGAAAGAGAGCATCCATGGATAACAACGGCATCCGTCACCAAGGCGTCCGCATCCCCGAGAACCAGTCGACCGAGCAGGCGCCGGTCAACACCATCACGAACATCACCTCCGTCGAGCACGCGCTCGTCGAGTGGGGGGATGAGTCGGGTCGCAAGCACACCGCTGTCATCGTGGTCTGCGGCGGCAAGGCATGGCTCGCCCCCAACGCTGAGCAGTGGACGAGCGCCCTCAAGCCCTTCCGCCAGGAGATGAGCGACTCCATCGTCAACGAGCTCAAGGCTCGCAAGGGCGCCGGCGCTGCTGGCCCTGCCGTCCCCTCGAAGGACGACGTGGAGGTCTGAGATGATCCGCCCCCTGCACGACTGGATTCTCGTAGAGGTGGAGCAGTTCGATCAGAAGAGCTCCATCATCGAGTTCGTCATCAACGAGACGAACGTTCGCAAGGGCGTTGTCATCGCCGTCGGCCCCAAGGTCAAGGACCTCAAGGTCGGCGAGAAGGTGGCCTACATCCGCTGGCACGAGGAGCACCGCCCCGGCAAGCAGACCATCAAGGCCATCCGTGAGCTCAGCGATGAGCACGGCAAGGACGTCGCCACCATCCGCGTGGCCGACATTCTCTTTGCCTACGATGGTGATGTGCGGGTGGACGTCTTATGGGTAGGCTCCCTACTTCTAAGACAGCCAAGCCAAGGCCGTTCAAAGAACGCCTCGAGCATGAAGACGCCGCTGCTGGTACTACCCTCCCCCCTGAGCTCACCACCGAAGAGAAGTTCACGAAGTTCGATGCCGCTGCCAGGCAACTGCTTCTGAACTTCGATGACCAGCACGAGGTCGAGAACGTGGTGCTCGAGTCTCTGCGCATCCTCAAGGAGCGCAAGTTCGGCCCCAAGAGGTTCACCAAGCCCGAGCGCGAGGTCCCGCTCTACTGCCTGACGGCTCCTGAGGGATGGAAGATCCCCCTCGATGACCACATGGATGACCCCATGCATGAGGTTGTCGAGTTCCCTCTCTCGGGCATCCGCTCCAACCGGCGTGCCCCTGAAGTGAGGCGAGAGCTGCAGAGGGAGTTCGATAGGTACATGCGAGACAACCACGTAGACAGCCTCTCTAGCCTCGAGCAAGAACTGCTTGATGCGCTCATGGGCAAGGTCATGCCACCTCCGCCCCCTCCTGCTCCAGAGCCTGAACCGACCATCGAGCAGAGGGTCAGCTTCGTGAAGCACCGCGCCTCTCTCTTCCTTCAGTCTCTGCATGAAGAGGGGAAGGCCATCCTCAAGGACCTGGTGAACCAGGCGAAAGAGAAGATCCGTGCACGCCGTAGTCCCGACTGACATCGGTACGCTCGAGCTCAACTGGCTTCATCTCCCCACCTGGATCGGTATCAATACGATCTTGAAGAAGGAGATGGAGGGTCAGCTCGCAGCCAAGATCGAGGGTCTGCCAATCAACGAGGAGGGTCTTCAGCAGGCCCACGACATCGTCGTCGACTACCTCGAGGAGAGGTTCCCGAAGATCAAAGGTCTGAGGGAGCAGATCGACGCTCTCAAGTATCTCGAGCTGTTATGTCCAAGGACGAACGCATCCATCTGCGCGTAGATCGAAACCTCAAGAAGAGGGTGACTGAGATTGCTCAGAGCAGAAACCTTACCGTCACGAAGCTTGCTGAGATGTTCTTCATCGAGCTCGTACGGAAAGAGGATGAGACCCGGCCCAAGACAGATGAAGAGCTAGGAGTGGAGCAGGCATGAACCAAGAGCTAGAGCTGTTCGAGGAGACTATCCAGGTGCCCAAGCACCTTGGGGTAGATGGCTTCATGGTCCTGCTGCGGAAGCTTCTTGTTCTTCCTCGGCTGATGAACCTGAACATCGACTCCCGCGGTCAGCTCTCTTACAAGAGGTACGTCCGGCCGGGGGAAGACGGCCGGCACGTGGACGTCGAGATGAAGACGCTCACCCCCTCAGCGATCTTGCGTAACGGGCAGATCGACGAGGTGCCTGAGGGTGATGCGAGCTCCGCCTCTATCGTGGTGGCCCGTATGTTCCAGGCCATGCAGGATGACGGGCTTTACCCGGTAGCGTTCGTGTCGGGGACGAAGTCGGTCTTCCATGAGTGGCACAGCGATACGTGCGGGGTGAAGTTCCACAAGGACCTGGTCTACGGGCTGCCGTTCTACAGGGACGCCATCCTCGAGGACTCAGCCCTCTTCCTGTGCGCGGCTTTTGGTCCTGGGTCTGGGATGGTGGATGTGCAGAAGTCCTACAAGGCGGTGATGCCGGAGAAGGGGAAGGTCAGCGCCCCTCCTGTTGGTGGCTTTGAGGTTGATGTTGGCGCTGGTAAGGACTTCGCAAAGGTAATGCCATGAAGACGCTCACGGAGATCATGATCGGCTCGGGGATTCTCGAAGAGTCGGTGCTTCAGGAGATGCTTCGCTGGGGTGCGCCTCTACCCCCGCGAGAAGAGTCTGAAGAGACTGAAGCGGGTCTTCAGGTCTACAAGCCGGAGCTCTTCTGTCAGGCCATCGAGAAGGCCATCCAGGAGGAGGGTTACCTTCTCACCAGGGAGACAGACCTCGACCTCATCCCTCAGTACATCGCCTCGATTCGTAATGGTGACATTCACCTGAAGTACGAAGACCAGGAGGGCAGCTACCCGACGTTCTACGGCATGACGCCAAGCGGTGAGTACATCATCGCGTGGAGCAAGCCTGAGGACATCACGGACGTGCTGACCAACGGCGAGAGCTTCCTCGAGTCGGAAGGGGACAAGATCTACTTCTCCTCGCTACGTGAGCACTACTACGGGAAGAACAAGGCCTTCATCGTCTGCACGCGGTCGAGGGCCTGATGAGCGTTGCTGAACTCAAGACCGCGCTGATGCAGAAGACGGGCTTCCAGACGCTCGATACGAACGCGAGCGAGGGGCAGATCCGCATCCTGGGCCGGGTGCCGCCGAACGCCAGCAACCAGTGGGTCCTGGTTCTGCAGAGGCTTCTGCATGACAGCGAGCGCATGCAGTGGAAGCTTGATGCTTCCAAGAAGTACTTCTTGCGTGACCAAGACCACAAGATGATCTACGCCTGGAGGCTCATCTTTCAGGCCCCTGCCATGAACAACCAGATCGCCTCCATCATCGAGTCCCTGATGAACTCTCCCAAGCCCAACCGCGTGGAGATCAGCGAGTTCCCTCTCGCCGGCGCACGAACACACAACGCGAACGGCAAGGGGGCAACCAACATCATGGGTGATGGTGGGGTGCCGGAGATCTTGTCCCGAAAGCTGGGAAGGTAAGTCATGCCAAAAGCATCGGCGCAGGAAATCAAGTACGGGGAAGACAACCCCATCGAGTCGGCCCCCGAGCTGACTGAAGAAGACAAGCATGGGATGCAGCAGCGCATCGCTGCTCTCGACAAGATCTTGACCCAGGAGCAACGGGCCAAGTACCGCATCGAGCTCTTCTTCGGTAAGGCCCGCTCCAACAAGTACCCCATCCCTGGGTGCCTGTCGTTCTGGGAGTCGGGCTCCATGCTCCACGGTGGTGGAGATGCGAAGGTGTACTTCTGCCCAAGCAAGCAGCTCAAGCGGGGCACCTGCGAGGCGATCATCCCCTTCGCTATGAATGCCTACGGCTTTCTGGTGTGCCCTTCTTGCCAGACCACGTGGCAGGGCGGCGACGTCATCGGTGAGGTTCTTGGCCGGCATTCGATGAACGACTGGGCACGCCTAGTGTTCATGTACTACACCCGGCTGGGGCTGAACTCGGACATCTCTCTGAAGTACGCTCCCGATGACATCCGCTATGCCGCTCACCTCGAGCAGGAGCGCGACCGGGGTGGGGAGAAGCTGGCGAAGAGCCGGGCTGCCCGAATCCCCAATGTCTACCCTCTTCGGAACATCATCAAAGACACTGCAGCGGGGGCGGACCTTCTCAAACGGTTCTATGCTTTTCTTACAGCATGAACTCCGAGTACCTCGCCCTTGCCTACCAACGCTCCATCTTTGCCGCTCTCAAGCGGCACCTGTTGGAGAAGTACATCGAGCATGATGGCAACCCGAAAGAGAAGCTTATCTGTGACGAAGCCCCGCGTGCGCTCAGCGAGATCCCTCAAGATGCCCTCGCAGAAACGCTCCTCCGCCTTGAAGAAGAAGACCGAAGACTCGGCCTTGAGCTCGCTCAGTTCGACCACACGAGGAAAGATGTCAAGCGAATCGCACACCCCGACGACGACGGAGATGCGTCTGGCGACCCTGGAGCGTAACTACGAGCTCCTCGCACGCACGCACGACCAGAACACCCAGGCCTTCCACGAGAGCATCTTCTTCCTGGAGGTGCGCTCGAACATCCAGAACAGGGCTACTCGTGGGCTACTCGCCAGGGACTTCGTGAACAACGTTCACTCCTTCGAGAGAGATCCCTCAGGCCAGGTGGACGGCTACCTTCAGACCCTCGAGGGGGAGCTCTGGGTCATGCACGGGCTCATCGAGTTCATGCAGGCGTACAAGGCATGGCGCCTTGAGAACACCCCCTTCAAGGAGCTCGATGCCAATGAGCGTGCTCTCAAGCTGGCCGCCGGCGAGGTCAGTGACGAGGACCTTCGTCCCGAGCCCATCTACTTCGGCGACTGAGGGGCTAGAAAAGAAGAGAGCCCCCGGCAAGGGGGCTCAGCTTCAGTTCCGCTTCTTGTCTTCCTTCTGCAGGCGGAGCATGTCTGCCTTGGATGGCAGCGGCCTCTTCTGCACGCCTCTCGTGCACTCGCGGCACACGCCGCAGTATGGGTGCTCGAGCTCCAAGGTCTGCGCTACCCAGAACAGGTCCGTGTCGAGGACCTCATCTTGGTTGGGGCACACAGGCCCCCGCAGAAGCCAGAGCTCCTCGAATCCCGACACCAGGAACTCCACCTGCTCTTCGAGCTCCTCCTCCATCGAGAGGTTCACCATCGCGGTGTAGTGCCCGCTCCCAGCCACGACGTCAGCCACCTCAAGCAGCCCCGGATGCATGCTGATGAACATGCGGGCGTCTTGATCTCCTCCATCTGTCAACACACCGAAATCTCCACGCATCACGATGACGTACGTGTGCCGGTCATCGACGTGCCTGACTCTCCTCAGGTACTTCGCTGCCGAGGGCGAGTGCTTGGCGACGAGATCGTGCAGCATGACCCAGAGCCCCTCGTTGATGTCGAAGAGCTTACCCTGAGAGATCTCCAGCAACTTCTCCTCGAGCCTCTTCTTCTCCTCGGGTGAACGGTACACCCTCAGCTCTGCACCCTCACGGATGTCATGGGCCAACTTCTCGAGTCCGGTCTGCTTGGTAATGATTGCCATCACTCTTCTTATCCCCGAAATGATGGCTCCTTATCACCGGTTGACCACGGGCGGGGGGATCTTCTCGAAGATGCGTTTCAGCAGGGGTTTGGGCGTGTCTTTGATCAGGTGCGAGACGGTGTCAGCGAAGCCCTTGGGGGCTGACTCATCCTCATGCACCAGGTAGAACGGCCCCATCTTGTGGGCGTGCATCTTCCCTGAACGGTACGAAGGCGTGAACCATTTCTCCCCAGGCAGGGGGATGGCTGCTCGCGTCGGCTCAAAGCCCATGCCCTTGAGGTCGAGCTTGCGAACGGCTACCTGGGGGTGTGTCCAGTTCTCACTCTCAGCTGCCCTGATGTGGTTCTCGAGCAGAGCTCGGGCCTTGCCCTTGTCGCTGGGCAGGCGGGGGATGATGGGGATGTCTCGATCAAGTAGGACGTTGCCCACCTGCCGATAGATCTCCTTCTGTTCTTTCGCGAACTTGAAGAACGCCTGGTAAGCCTTCTCTGGGACCATGGGGCTGAGTCTAACAGTCGCGACGCATCACCCAGGAGAGGTCTATCTGGCTCACGATTCTAAAGCCTGCCTTGAGGTAGATGCCCCGTGCTCTGGCGTTCTCCTTACGGACGCAGAGCATCCGAGGCTTGCCTGGGTACCTCCAGGTAATGTCGTCGAGCAGACCCCTTGCAAGGCCATGCCCCCTGTACCTCTTGCCTACACCCAGACGCAGGATGTCGACGATGCCGTCTTCATACCGGCACACAGCGTAGGCCGCTAGCTTGTCTACATCGAGGTCGACGACCATGGGCACAGCCCCTGCCCGCCACTCCTTGCGCAGCGTACCGATGGGGAGGCAGAAGTCCTCGAAGACCTCTTCGTCGAGGGTTGCCAGGTCCTCAAGGTTGCTTTCCTGAAGGTCAGTTATCAGAAACATAGATCTCTTTCTTCGTGGTAACTTCGCGGCATGAAGCGTGTTGAAGTCAAGCTCAGTGAACCTACGGAAGATAAGCTCGAAGCCTTTGTGGACGAAGACATCCGAGACTTCGAGGTGTGGTTCCTCACCACCGTAGATAAGGTGCCGCTCACCCCCAGTGAGTTCGCCATCATCAAGACGTACCTCTACTACAAGCTCAAGATAGCGGCTAAGAAAGAGGGGCTTGACGCCCCTCTCCCTTACCTGCGGTGAGGCCCCCTGTCGCGGTGGAAGACCCGCAGGCCCCATTCACTCGGGTCGTGGAAGCTTCGAGAGTTCTCGAAGACACGGCTCTGCCACCTCCCCGTCCACAGCACCACAAGCTCGGGTGGGGCACCCTGCAGGTCCCCTGACCTGATGATCTTGAAGCTGCTGCGTGGCCTCATCTTGATGAGCCACTCTTTACCCGTATCCGTTTCCTCTTCCCCCACGAGCTGCACACCTGGAGGAGGGAACGGTCGGGGGATGCGCAGCACTCCATCTGCGTCCTCAACTTCATCAACGGTGTTCGCATACAGGTTGATCTTGCCCCCATCCCCTGTCTTTGTGACCAGGTGGATGAGCGCGTCCCTGTTGCCCACCGAGTTCTCTCGCATGATGTGCGTCCTGTCCTTGTTCATGTCCAAGGACTGCAGCAGCATCGGAGCAACAGCCCTGCCGCCGAGCATGCTCTCTAGAGTATCGATGTACTGAGTCAGCTCTTTGAGCTCATCCTCCTTGTTGGCCATCTCGAGTTCAACCTCGAGTGCCTTCTTCAGGTCGCCCAACAGCCCTCCCCCGACACGCATGCCGAAGAAGGCGTTGTCGTTGCCCAACAGAACTGGAATCTGAATCCCCTTCGTCGCTTGCTCTGTAACAGTGAAAGCTTTCATGGCTCTCTTCTCCTGGAGGTTGGTAGCCCTCCATTGTTCTTATCCCTAGAAGAAGAGCCCTTTGCTACAGAGTGGAAGATGTATTTAGGTGCTAAAAAGAAAGGGCCACAGGCGCCCTTTCTCCTTGCCCCCCGGCTGCTCAGATCGGATCGATGGTGTAGTGCTGCACCAGGAGGGTGCCACCGACCCCAATCACCACCCCTACACCAAGCACAGCTGTCGTCAGACCGGGTCGCTTCTTGAGCGACCCCCACGCGGTCTCGGCCTTCTCCTTGGCCTCGGCCTTCTCCTTGGCCTCTGTTGCGGCCTTCTCCTTGGCCTCGGTCTCGGCCTTGAGCTTGCTCTCGAGCGCCTCCACTTCCTTCTCCTTGGCCTTGGAGAGCGTGTCGAACGCGCTCACCTTCCTCTCGAGCTCGACGAGCTTCTGGTAGAGGTGGTCGGTGACATCCTGCTGAGTCATGGTCTTTTCCTTCTTGCTGCCGTTGGTGGCAGGAACGGTGTTGAGGTCGACGGTGGGCTGGGCCATGGTGGATTCCTTCTCGGGCGTTGATTGGGAAGATGTAGTAGAGCTTCCCTCATTCTTCTTATCCCGCATTTCGCGGAGCTTTTGCCCCCCGCGAACCTCACCAAGGGTGACTGAACAGTTCATGAGCAATGGTCCCTCTTGTGATGTCGTTACGCGGCATGGTCCCTCTTGGGATGAACCCTGCCACAGGTACTGCAGTTGAAGCAGTCGACTTTGGCCAGCTCCTCCGGCTGGTCCTTGTACATGCGGGAGAAGGCCTCCCAGCGGTCAACGCCCAGCCCGAAGATTTCCTTCTTCTTGTTCTCCCCGGCCACCAGGAACTCCACCTGCTCTTCGATAGTCAGGAGAACGTCATGACGACCACAGACCTTTTGATGACTAACATCACCCAGCATCTGGGTGAGGTTGTGCTCGAACACCCTGTTAGCCACACCGCGAACGGCGCCGCGCAGGGCGACTAGCCCCAGAAGAACTACGAACACCTCTACCTCCTTGCAGCAGCTGAGGGGCTGTCATTGTTCTTATCCCCGAAAGGGGTCAGAAGTTGAGCCGTCAACTAGGTCAAGGGGCGTGCTACCCTTTCGGGCATGATGAACCTCTCGCCTGGGGGCATCCCGTGGGGTGGCTTCATGGGCCAAATCATGGGTGCTGGCGGCCAGCAGGCCGGCATGGATACGGCCATGGGCGGGATGATGGCCCGCGGGATGGCCGCAGGTGCACCCATGCTTCAAGGCGCTATGGGCGCCTTCGGCATGGACCCGATGAGCCTTGGCTTGCGTGCCGCTTCAAGCGTGTACGGCAAGATGGGGATGGGCGTCATGGGCGCCGGCGCCGTCGGCATGGGTGTCGCTGGTGGGGCCGGGGCCTTGATGGCCGGGGGTCAGTACATCGGCAGCCAGATGTACCAAGGCGGTCAGCAGCAGGGGATGTTGAACCAGACCATGCGGTCGAACTTCAACTTCACCAACCAGCTAGGCGGCCGTGGCTTCACCAACCAGCAGTCAGCCTCGATCGGTCAGCACATGCGCGGGATGACGCATGACTCCGGACCCGGTGGGGAGATCACCGGGTTCGCTGAGCTCACCAAGCTTGCCGGCAACATGGGCAAGATGGGGATGGCGCAGGGCGTCACCTCAGTCACGGAGTTCAAGGACAAGTTCAAACAGATGGTCGACACCTTGAAGAAGGTCGCGACCGACATGGGTTCCTCGCTCGAGGAGGCCCAGAAGTTCATCCACTCGGTAAAGGGGGCAGGTGTCTTCCAGAAGGCAGACCAGCTCCGGATGAGCGCCGGGGTACGAGGGATGGCTGCTGCGGGCGGGCTTGCGATGAGCGAAGTCACCGGCATGGCATCCATCGGTTCGCAGATCTCCCGGTCCGTAGGCGGACTGGGCAGAAGCGGCGCCTTTGGCGGCATGCTGGCCATCGGTCAGGTTGGGACCGCGATGAAGAACGGGGCGCTGTCCGAGGAGGACATTTACAACGCCACGGGTCAGACGGGGGCTGAAGGTCGCCAAGCGTTCACCTCTAACATGATGGGCAAGTCTGCTGACTTCTTGAAGTCCGGACGTGGGCGCAGGTTCCTTGCCTCTGTTGCGGGTAAAGACGGCAACCTCAATGAGGATGCGGTCGCCGAGTGGATGGGTGGGGGTATGTCTACGGGGCGAACGATGGAGCTCGCCGGTCAGAACCTCAACGGCGTAGGCCGTGCAAACTTCATACGTAATGAAGGAAGGTTGAGAGGAGGGGCTCTTGAGAAGTTTGGGATGATGGCCCCCACGATGGCGTACAGCCAGTGGCTCGAATCCCGTGGCCACAAGCCCGGCAACATGGACGACAGGTCCATGCTCGCCTTCCAGCGCTTCTCTGGCCTGGGCCGTGATGAGGCAGACGCAGCCGTCAAGATGGTGGACAACCTGCCCGAGATGATGCGGACGATGTCCCGCTCGGGTCAGGACGACAAGCACAACCAGAGGGTGCAGGACTACAAGAAGGGCCAAGGCCTTTCTGGTCTCTCGAAGAACTTCGAGAAGGCCCGCGAAGGTCTGCAGGGCAAGCTACAGCAGATCGGCGCAGACATGTTCTCGGCTGGCTCGGACACCCTGGAGGCCTGGTCGAACAAGGTCTCAGGTCAGTACGTCCAGCACTTCAGCGAGCAGGCTGACCGGGCGTGGCGTACCTCGAGGGGTTCAGGAGCTGTGAGTAACGATGCCTACAACCGCGTGCTTGGTGGCGGCAAGACTGGGGGCGGCAAGACTGGGGGCGGTGGTTTGCTCAGCAGCGGCCCCAGTGCTCAGCAGCGTTTCTTCGGAGACAAAGGCGGAATGATGGGAGACGCAGCTACGAAGCTGGGTCTTCTCTCGAGCGACTCAGACCGCTTCCAGAAGGCTGGATATTCGTTCAGTGAAGAAGCACACACGGACAAGAGGACCTTCGATTACGAGATGAAGCGGAACATGGGAGCTCACAAGGCAGCTACCCAAGACGCGAAGATCGAGAACCTTCAGTTCGCCAAGAAGCACGAGAACTTCTTCACAGAGATGTTCGCCGACAAGTCCATCCAGGGCAGCGGTGCAAAGCGTGTCGATAGCATCACCAAGTACTTGAAGAACAAGGGTGGTGATGAATCCAACAGCATTCTCAAGGAGCTGCGGCATCAGGGCGAGCTTGGAAACCATGCGGACTCTCTTGGAAACAAGGTGGGCTTGATCACTGCCGCCGCTGACGTCATTGGACAGGGCAAGGAAGAGAGACAGAAGTACCTTGCGCCTGATGTCACCAACCTCTTCAGCGCCTCTATGGGGGCCAGTGAAGGTGATCGCGCAGACAAGATCAGCGACTACCTCTATGGGTCCACTGAGGCCAAGGATCTACAGAAGAAGAAGGATGGTGAGTCTATTACCGACTACGCCACGGGCAAGGCCAGTAAGGGTCGCATGATTAGCAGTGGGGCTCGAGCTTTGGTCCTGGCCGGTACGGCTCCTCTTGAAGGCCTCGGTGCAGGAGCCAAAGCCCTTGGCCTTAGCGACGACCTGTTTGGTTTTGGTGCCCAGCAGGACTCTCTGAGGGGCTCCATAGATGACTACTTCACCAGCAAGGAGGGTGGATCTGGTGCTGGAGCTCGTAGGGGCCTGGGTAAGTTCGCGGACAGTGACGAGGGCATCAACGTCGCTCGAGACATGATCGGCCGCAACGCCGAGAGCCGCGAAGATGCCCTGAAGAAGACCTCCAAGAGGATGGCGAACCTCAACCGCAAGGACTCTCTCACCGACGATGAAAAGGGTGAGCGAGACTTCCTTGAAATGACCACCATGGCCCAGGAGTACGGCGACGCTGCCCAGGACCCGGACAAGATTGCTGGACTGGCAAAGAAGCACGGCTTGTCCCCTGAAGCCTTCGAGCAGCGGGCCAAGGGCGTGTTTGGCCTCGTCGATAGCAAGAACAAGGAAGAGTTCTACGGCGCTACCAAGAAGTACGGGAAGATCGCTGCTGACACGATGGAGAACGTCAGGTCTTTGGGCCTGGCTACCTTCAACGATCAAGGGGAGATGGAGCTCGACTCCAAGACGGCCGGTGAGCTGACTGCCAAGGGTGGTAAGGCTGGTAAGGGCTACGTCGCATCTATCCTCGAGGCCACCCAGGCTGAGAGCAAGATGTACGGCGGCGCCGGCGATGAGGAGTACAGCGACAAGGGCCGTGCCTCTCGCAAGATGGCCGGTGAGCAGGGGGACAACATGACCGTCCAGCAGAAGCTCGCTACGGCTACCATCATGCGTAAGAAAGGCCTGGGAGACCAGGCTGACGAGCTCAACTACGTGGCTGGTCTTCAGAAGAAGATGGGCGTCGGAGGCAACAAGGGCCTGGCAGATGCCCTCGGTATCAGCATGGACCAGCAGAGCGCTAACAAGCTGTTCGCTGGTGGCTCTGGTGATGCTGCCAAACAGCTTGCCCAGGCTCAGGGTATCGACACCAAGAGCAAGTCTGGTCAGGCGTACATGGAAGACTTGCAGAACATCACCGAGAAGTTCAAGGGTGGTGATAAGGCAGGAGCTGCTCGTCTTGCTGCAAACCTCAACGGTACCGATGTACTCAAGGAAGCCAAGCTCAAGAAGCAGGAGAAGGACGATCCCCAGTCGGCCGCCATCAAACAGAACACAGCTGCTACGGCCAAGGCAGCGGAAGGTTCTATGAAGCTTTTGGCTCTAATCGCAGGAAAAACGGCCTCTGCTGCGGAGATCGGTGATGCTGTGGCGGGTACCAAGGGTGAGGCCAAGAAAAAGGTGACTACCCCGTAGTATTAGCCAGACGCGGCTGGAGGAAAGAAGTAATGAAGTCACTCTTGTTTCAACCAGGTCAGATCCTCGCAGAGCCCCCCTCTTGTGGTCCGTGCAGGACGGAGACGAAGGTCACCTTCGCTAAGGACGGGCGGCTTTACACGCTCACGATGCGAGACAAGATCGTGGTCGAAGACCCCTACCTGGTGCAGGTCAAGGCAGCGGCCTTCGCCATCCAGCAGGGCGAGCCCTACATGGGCAGGCAGGTGCCCAGGGACGTAAAGGACTTTTTGATCAAGTCGCAATCCTTGGTCATCTAACCAGGAGCTAAAAAGAGGAGAGGCCCCTCCCGAGGGGCCTCGATCCGCTAGTAGTGCCCGAGATACACCTCCCCGTACGCGAGCCTATCTCGCGTAACCGGGGAGACGATCTGCTCGGTAGTACCCTCACCCTTCTCCTCATCCCAGCCGTCGTACTGGGACATGGCGAAGAGCTCACCGTCCTTCTCCGCAAGGAAGAAGGCGTGGGTTGAGTTACACCCAACATGGTGGAACTCCTTCCCCTCCAACACCACGGGCGGAAGCTTAGTCCGCGCCGAGTTGGAGTTGAAGCCCTCAACGTACTGTTGAACAAGCTTATCCATTGAAACCTCCTTTCTGGCAGTTGCTATCTGCCTATGAGCTCAGTCGTTGTAACACTCGAGACCGTCATCATCCGGGTCGTCACCCAGGTCGATGCCGTCGTCGTAAGTGACTCTCTCCCACACCTCCTTGCTGGAGGTGCAGGGGATGTCCTTGTACTGGGCGTACACCTTGTAGAGGTGCTCCCAGAACTTGTGTCGCTGCCCCGCCTGGGCCGCCTTCTCGAACTCGTCGAGATGGGCGCGAAAGCTGTTGAGGTTCTGCGTGAACCTCCATGTCAGCTCCGGGGTCAGATCTGGGCACCTCTTCCCGACGTATCGGGCAGCAGCCTCTAGGATCTTCGCCTTGCAGCGATACGCCACTTTTCGATCGGCTTGCAGCCGAACGAGATGGTCTTTGATGGGCCACCCTGTCGCGAAGTCCCAAGCCTCTACAAGCTCAGGCATCGTGAAGCAGTACAGCTCCCATCGCGGGTGGAGAGCCACCCACTGAGGAGCAGCGCGCGTGAGCACAAGGAGCGCCTCGGGAGGGCACTCAATATGCTCAAGCATCGCTTGCCCCTCCGGCGTAAACCCGTGCGCACGGCTCGACGGCATGGCCTTGAGGTAGGCCCAGATGCCGGCGAGCTCCTCCATCGAGGACGCCGTACGAATCGCAACCAGGCGTTCCTGGAGCGTCTTCAATGGTAATCACCGTGAAAGGTACCTCCTCACCATCTGCGAGATTGCAGAAGTTGAGTTTCCCTTCACTACTCTTATCCCCCCTTTACCCCACTCTTTGAGGTGGAAGATGTATTCGGGAGCTAAGAAAAAGGGGAGCGAGGATTCCCTCTGCCCGTCATTCCCTGAGGTAGCTCTCAGGACCCTTTTCCACGGCAATGCAGGGACGTGGATACCCAAACATCTCCTACCCAGGAGTAGGCTTTACTCCTGCTCTGCATCCGCCAATCTAAGTAGTGGCAACCTACTTCGATCTATCAGGCAAAACGACACACAGCACGCTCCGACACAACTAAAGACACTTCTAAAGACACTTCTAGAGTTCCCTTCACTACTCTTATACCTTGAAGCGCCATCTCTTTGCTGTTCTAGAGCTAAGAAAAAGGAGGGAGACTAGTCCCCCTTCTTCTAGTTCTCCCAGTCGATGTCCACCCCCCGCACCATCTCTCTCTGGCACGCCGCGTGGAAGGCGGGCGTCAGCCTCGCCGAGATCCTCTCCTTCAGCTGCTCCATCTTCCCGGCAAGCTTGACGGCCAGGTGGAAGTACCCGAACATCCCGTACACGTTGACCAGACGCGTGTTGATCCACGTGGCCACGCGCACGACCGCAAACAGAACCCGAACCGCGACTTCGCGGTAATCCATGGTGACCCGTGGGGAAGTACCTCGCCAACCGCCTACACAATGTAGGAGTTGAGTTTCCTTCCATTGTTCTTATGCCCTAAAAGGCCCTGTTTTTGCCTGTTTAGGGGTGGAAGATGTATCTTGAGCTCACCATGACCATGTCCCCCGCCATGTACGCCGCTTTCAGCGACGAGCTCGAGAAGATCGCCGCCCAAGAGAAAGATGCGGGCTTCATGGACACCATGAAGACCGTCGGGGCGAAAGTGGCCCCTGCAGCGCGAAGCTTGAACTACCACGCCAACTCGATCGCTTCGCATGCCCTGGCAGGGATGGGGGGTAGCAGCCTGCATCAGGAAGGGCCCATCAGCCTGGTGGCCAAGGGGGCCCTGGGGCACTTCCAGAACATGGCCAGGACGGGGAACAAGGCGAACATGGCTATGACAGCTGGTTCAGCCTTCATTCCCACGTAGAGTTGGTGCTAAGAAAAGAGGGGCGAACCCACCCTCTTTCTTTCACTTCGCTCGAAGTTGTTCTAGCGGCGCTGGGCACGAGTTCGTGCATCGCAAGCCTATCGCTAGAACCTTCATCGATTGAAGGCTTCTCCACTTCTTCGTAGGAGCGCACGAGCGACGTCACGGGTCGCTAACCCGAGGAACCTAACCCGAGGAAACCCGCCCCATTACCCCTGATGGTTACGCGGCGTACCGCTACCTGGTCAGCGCGTGCTCGCGCTGCCTTCTCCGACCCAGCCGAGCGCACGATCACGAGCCCAAGCTCGACCTCGTCATCTGTCGCGCAC